GGCGGGCTGACGGCGCTGGGGCAGACCACCTCGCAGAATATTGCTCAGTTGGGGCAGGCGTCTGCCGCAGGCACGGCAGCAGCAGGTTTGGAAACCGGCGCAAACATTGCTGGCCTGTATGGCGACATCGGCGCGGCTCGCGCTGGCAAGTTCTTGAATCAGGGTCAGGCCATCGGAAACGTCATCGGGACGTTTGGTCGCATGGCTGGATTTGGTGGGTTTTAACTATGGCACTGCAACCTATCCCCAACTACAGCATCAACGTTCCCGATGCTGGCGCTGCGTTTGAGCAGGGCATCCAGATGCGCCAGCAGTTTGAGGCGCGTCAGTTGCAGCAGCAAGAAGCCGAGAACATCAAGCGCGATATTGCTGCGCTTGGTGCGCGTCCTACGGTTGCCGCCATTACTGACCTCATCACGAAGTACCCTCAGTTGTCTGAACGGTTCAAAGCCAAACTTGGGCAGTTGACGGACGAGGAAAAGCAAAACCGCTTGGCAATTGCTACGCCGATTTATGCGGCTATGCAAAACGGCAATACCGATGTTGCAAAGACGCTTTTAAAACAGCAGGCAGACGCTCGACGCAATTCTGGCGACGAAAAAGGCGCACGCGATGCCGAAGCGCAAATCAAGTTGATTGAACTTGACCCAAACGCTGCAACCACCTCGTTTGGCGTGACACTTGCTGGAATCATGGGGCCAGATGCGTTCAAGAACACGTTTGGCGAGTTGCGCGAGCAGGCACTTGCCCCTGAAAAACTGAGAGAAGCTAAAGAAAAAGCCAACAAGGCCGCAACTGGAAGCGGAATCGAGGTTCACTCCGTCAAGGTTTATCCAAACGGAACCACTGTCGTCATTGGCAAGGGAAATGAAAAGCAAGTCACCAATGCGCGTGGCGATGTGTTGACGGGAGCGAATGCTGATGCGGCTGTGCAGGCCGGACTGAACGCAGAGATTACTTTGGCTGGCGGCAGAGCAGGGGCAGCGGCAGCGGCTACGGCTGCGGTTGAGGCTGGCACTCGTCCCGGCATCGAAGCCAATGTTGACGCTGCAAAAGCCGCGGTTGCCATTGGAACAGAGGCCTTCAAGAAAATTGCTCCGATTAAAAGGAACATCAGCAACTATGACGAAGCAATTCGCCTGATTGAGAACGAAGGCGCAAACACTGGTGTCATTGCATCACGTCTACCAAGTCTTTTTGCATCCTCCATTGAGTTGGACAACCTTGGTCAGACAATGGGCGTTGAGTCTCTGCAAGGCGGCGGCTTTGGCACGCTTTCGGACAGCGACGTTCGGCTGAGTATCCAGCGAGCATTGCCCGAGGGACTCGAGGGGCCGGAACTTGTTGCGTGGCTCAAGAGAAAGAAAGCCGCAGACCTCAAGTACGTTTCGGAATTGGAACGAGCAGCAAAGTTCATGCAGAAGGGTAGAACTCTTGCGGACTTCTTAGAGGCCAATGGCAATGTGGTTCCTCCACCTGCTGCTCCTGCTGCTTCTCCAAATGACCTTGCTGCTGCTGCCGCTGCTGAATTGGCTCGCCGCCGTGGTGGTGGCTAACAATGGCTGACCTGAGCAAACTGTCCGACGCCGACCTTCAGGCTATTGCCAAAAATGATTGGTCTAAAGTGTCTGAAGCCGGTCTTCAGATGCTTGCGGGCGGTCAGCAACAGTCAGCGCCCGAGTTCGGCGCTCCCCCGCAACTTGGCCCTGACGGTCAGTGGATTCAGCCTCCTGCCCCTGCTGCGCCGCCTCCCACCGCCCCGCCGCCCTCGATGGGCGAGCAGTTCGTGCAGGGAATCGCCGACATCCCGCGAAACCTAGTTGGCCTTGGAGAAACGGCAACGACGCTGGCATCCGGTGCTGTCGTGGCTCCAGTATTCTCGCTTGGCAACACGCTGAAGCAGATTGCCAGCGAGTTGCTGCAAGGCCGCGACATTGCCGAGCCGCAGGCGCAGGAACGCATCCGGCGCGCCGCAGAGCGCGGTATGCAGGCCGGAACGTACCAGCCGCAGACCCGCGCAGGGCAACAGATTGCTGGCGCTGTAGGCGAGGCGCTGGCTCCTGTTGGCGAGGCTATGCTGCCTCTTACGCCAATGATGGGGGGCGTCCCTGCTGCTGCTCCTAGCGCCCGCGCTGCGCTCCCTGCCGCGGCTGCGGTGACTCAGGAAGTCATCCCCGAGGTAGTGGTGGCGGCAAAGCGGTTGCCGGGCGTTGCCAAGGTCACTGGCGCTGTTGAATCGTATGGTGCTGGAAAATCCGGTGGCGCGGCGGCAACCCCGCAGGCATTGGAACGCCGCACGACGATGGGGCAGTTGCCCGTTCCCATCAGGCCCACCAAGGGCCAAGCCGAGCGCACCTTTGAGCAGCAGCGGTTTGAGCGCGAGATTGCCAAGAATCCGGAACTTGGTGCTCCGATTCGTCAGCGCATGGAGGAACAAAACCTTCAGGTGCAGCAGAACTTGGACGCTTTCATTGAGGAAACTGGGGCAGAAGCGCCTGACCTCAGAACCATTGGCATCCGCGTAGACGAAGCCCTCCGCGCTCGCGCTGCCCGTGACAAGGCGCGTATCCGCGTGCTGTACAACGCCGCTGACAAGGCTGGCGAGACGGCTCAGAACCTTGAGATGGAAAACGTGGTGTCGTTCCTGAATGAGAACACGCCAGAGATTACTGTTGCCCCAGTCCTCAAGGTTGCGCGTGACAAGGCGATTCAGTTGGGGCTTGCCAAGGAAGCCGAGGACGGCACACTGATTGCCGTTCCCGGAACGCTCAAGAATGGCGAATTGTGGCGACGCTCGGTGCGCCGTGCTGCTGGCGCAGACCCTACCAACATGGAGTTCTCGCGCCGCTTGCAGCGTGTTTACGACAACGAAACGGCAGACCTTGGCGGCAATCTGTACAAACAGGCCCGTGCTGCTCGCGCTAGATTTGCGCGTGACTACGAAGACGTTGCCATTGTCTCGCGCCTCATGGACACCAAGCGCGGAACGGCAGACCGTGCCGTGGCGTTGGAAAACGTCCTGAACAACACCGTTCTCGGCCCCGTGTCAGATGTGGATTCCCTGCGCCACCTTCGAAAGGTTTTGCAGACGCAAGGCACGGAGGGCCAGCAGGCTTGGCGCGAGTTGCAGGGCGGTTTGCTTGCGGAAATCCGCGACCGCGTACTGTCCAATGCCGCAATGGACTCGCAGGGCAACCGCATCGTGTCGCCAGCCAAGTTTGACCGCATCATCACGGACTTGGACAAGAGTGGAAAACTGGAGTTCATCTACGGCAAGAAGGGTGCAGAGAACCTGCGGACGCTCAATGAGGCGGCTTTGCAACTATTCACTGCGCCGCCGGGCGCTGTAAATACCAGCAACACAGCATCCGTTCTTTTGGCTGCGCTTGATATGGCAATCAGTGGAAACCTTGGATGGCCTGCTCCAATTTTGAGTGGCCTTAAAAAAGGCGCTGAATACATTAAAACACGCAAAATCAAACAGCGCGTTGCAGAGGCGCTGGAGTAAATCATGGCAAACAATATTGGCTCCCCATTCGAGATGTTCACCGACACCAGCGGCAACCCGCTGGAAGACGGTTACCTTTACATCGGCACGGCTGGCCTAAATCCCGAAACCAACCCCGTTGCGGTGTACTGGGATGACAGCCTGACGCTCGCCGCTGCCCAGCCGGTGCGGACGCTGAACGGCTTCCCGTCGCGTGGCGGCACGGCCTCGCGCCTGTACTGCGGCACGGACTACTCGCTGACGGTCAAGGACAAAAACAGCGTCATCGTGTTCTCGACGCTGACCAATCCCGTCAGCAGCCCGGCGGCGCTGAATGGCACGCCTATCGGCAACGTCACGCCCTCCACGGGCGCGTTTACCACGCTGACCTACAGCAGCACGCTGACGGGTGCAGGTCAAGCTTCGCTGGGCTATGTGACGCTCACGGGCGGTTCTGCGGCGCAGGCCATCAATGGCATCTACCGTCCTGCTGCCAACCAGTGTGCGGTCGCCACGAACAGTGTAGAGCGTCTGCTGGTGTCCTCGGCGGGCACTTGGTCGTTCAAGATGATTTCTGGCGGCAACACGGTTGACCTGACCAACGGCACGACCACGTTCCAGATGTACCTTGAGAACATCCTGAACGGCGCGAACATTGGCCTCGGCACGAATCATCCGCTGGGTTTTATCTGCAACGGCGTTATCGTCGGTCGTTTCGGCGCTGGCGGTGGCCTTACCATTGCGGCTCCCGCCACCACGACCATCCCGGCGCTGGTGGCGACTGGCGGCGCTGCCACGCCTACCGTTTCCGTGACCTTCAGCGCAACCGCCATGACGGTCAACTGCGCCCTGAGCAACGTGTTCCACACGACATTCACGGCAAACGTCACGACCGCGCCGACCTTGAGCAATCCGTCTGACGGACAGACAATCAACTGGTTCATTACCCAAGACGCGACGGGTAGCCGCACGATGACTTGGCCCAGCTCGTTCAAGTGGCCCAGTGCCGCTGCTGGCGTGTTGACCACTACCGCAAACGCAGTGGACTTGGTGGTTGCAACCTACCGAAGCGCAACCGGGTTCTGGTATGCCTCCATCATCAAGGACTTGCGGTGAGTTTTGCCGTCAGAACACTTGGCAGCGCGGTTGCATCAGGCGCGCTGGTCAGCGACCAAGACGCGCTTAACTATTCGCTGTCCGGAATTGGCGGGACAGCAACAGCCACCTATCGCCTTGCGTCCACGGGCGTTGCCTCCACGACCAACGGTGCTGGAACACTGGTGGCAATCCCCGGTCAGTGGCTTCTATCAGGCACGGTCGCGCTGTACGAAGCTCAGGGCGTCTGGCAGGCGGGTTCTGGCGTTACCGGAGGCCCGGTTGGGTGGGTATCGCTATCTGCGACCCGCGACTGGACGCTCTCTGCCACTAACAATTTCGTCAACCGCCCATTGGTAATTTCAATCCGGCTGGCTTCCACTGGCGCTGTTGTCACGACCGCGACCATTTCGTTCGATGTTGACTCAGCCCCTTGAGGACGGAACCATGATTGGACTTGTTTTGTTCATTGTTTTTGCCGCCATTGGCTTTGCGGTGTTCAAGTACGCCATTCCGAGTTTGAAGGGCGGCACTGGCGCATCCGGCTCAAAGCCGGATAACTCCGTCACCAAGTCCCGAGAGTGACAATGGAGGCCCTTGGTGCGTTTCAACTGCTGTTGGCAGTGGCAGTATCCGTGGCTGGTTGGTTTCTGCGGTCGCTTCATGATGACCACCGAAAACTGACGGACAAGTTCAGCGAACACGAAAAGGGCGTCATGCGCGACTTCGTGCGGCGGGATGACTACCACAATGACATCCGCGACATCCGGGCAATGCTAGACAAGATATTCAACCAGCTCAACGACAAGGCCGACAAATGATTGGCGTATTTGCGGCCCTTGTCATCTCGATTACGGATGGCGACACCTTTAAAGCCCGTATCCCAGTTTGGGACGGCATTGAGGTCGTTACGGCGGTGCGCCTGCGCGGGATTGATACGCCGGAAATCAAGGGTAAATGCCCCGCTGAGAAGGCTGCGGCACTGGCGGCAAAAGCGCGGCTGGAGTACCTGCTGTCCTCTGGCGATGTTCAATTGTTCCATGTGGAACCTGACAAGTTTGCCGGGCGGGTGGACGCTGACGTTACCGTGGACGGCAAGCCTGTCGCTGCCATCCTCATTGCAGAAGGGCTGGCGCGTCCTTACACCGGCGGCGCACGGCAGGGGTGGTGTCCGTGAGTTTTGAGCAAGCCGTGGCGATGGTGCTGAAGCACGAGGGCGGGTACGTCAATGACCCTCGAGACCCCGGTGGAGAAACCCGGTATGGAATCAGCAAGCGCGCGTACCCCGATGTGGACATTCTCCGGCTAACCGAGGATGAGGCCAAGGCCATCTACAAGCGCGATTACTGGGATAAGTTGCGTCCCGACGAGATACCCGAGCCGCTTGCCATCTGCCTGTTTGACGCCGCCGTGAACATGGGCCGCGACAAGGCTGTACGGCTGCTCCAGCGGGCCTGTGGTGTGGCTCAGGATGGCGTGATGGGGGGCAACACCATTGCCGTCGCTAATCGCCTCCCAGACGCCGTGGTGCGGTTCTCCACGGAACGCGCCATCGCCTACACCGGCATCCGTGGGTTTGACACGTTCGGCAAGGGCTGGCTGCGGCGCACCTTTGCCGTGGCACTGGAGGCTTCCAAATGACCCCCATCCTTGGTGGCCTGCTCGACGCTGGCCTGCGGATTCTGGACAAGGTGATTCCCGACCCTGCCGCGAAAGCGCAGGCTCAGTTGGAGTTGCTGAAGCTCCAGCAGGCGGGTGAGTTCAAACAACTGGAAGCCGACCTGCAACTGGCGCTGGCGCAGACCGAAATCAACAAGGTTGAAGCCGCATCGCCGGATGCCTTCAAGTCTGGCTGGCGTCCTGCCGCAGGCTGGATTTGCGTGCTAGGGCTGGCGTATCAGTTCCTAGCGCAGCCGCTGGCGGCATGGGCGTCTGCCATCAACGGCTGGCCTGTACCGCCCGTGCTGCAACTGGGCGACCTGTACGGTCTGCTGTTCGGAATGCTGGGGCTGGGTGCGTATCGGTCGGTTGAACGGGTGAAAGGTAAGGCCTAACCCGCGCAGACCCGGCAAAGTCGGTAAGCCGTATCGCCCACTGCCTGATTGCGGCAACACCAGCACGGCCCGTCGCCCTTTGGCTGAAGCAGTAGCTTGGGCCGTTGTTCCTTGAGAACTCGCGCATTGATGCGCTCAAGAATGTTACATTGTTTGCAGATGTTCCGATATCTGCCTTTGCCTGCGTCCACAAACTTATCGAGCCGTTCGGTTGCCTCGCATCGGATACACGTTTTCGTTTTCGTCATGGATTCCAGTCAATGTTGAGACAGTTTTTGCACAGCACCACCGGGCCGCGCTTGCTTACGGAACGACGGCAGACCCAGCAGTGATTCGGCCCGGCATAAATGAGCGTCAGATTCACGACCTTAACCCGCGCCTTTTCCACAACCCAATCTGAGTCAAAGTACTTCAGCCGTCTCGCGTTCATGCACGGCTTACACTCATGCCGCCTGCCGCCGTCGTGATTGTATTCCGCGAACTCCGTCAGCGGCTTCTCAACGTGGCAGACCCGGCAGATGCGAACGGTCATGTCAGTCGGATATCTTGTTGAACAAACAAACTGGGATGTAAACGCACGGCTCAATGTCGCCGTTCTGACCACGGGCGTTGCCACCTAGTTTGGTCTCCGGCACAAAATCGTCAGTGAACTTGAACGAGTACAGACCATCAGGCCACCTGACAAACAGCACAAACGGCTTTTTCAGGCGCTCTGAGTAGCGCATACCGCATTCGTACTTGGCAGCACTGAGCAGCAGCGTGTCGTACTTCGTTTTACGCTGCTTAAATTCAGCGAACGCCAATACCTCGTCATCCTTGTGCAGCACCCAGTCAAAGCCATATAGCGTCTCACTCAGTTTGTGAACGCTGATGCCGTACTTGGACTCAAGGATTCCGGCAACCTCTGCCTCGTGGCGCAAGTCCTCAGGCGTTTCGTTGCGCGGTCGCCATGTGGGGTAGTCGCTCACGCCTCACCCCTCGCCCGGATGGCGTTGGCGTAGTGGTCGCTGTAATAGGTGTCGCTAATTGTTTCATCGTAGTCTTCAATGTTTTCACACACCCGCGCACACGCCTCGCGCTCATGTGCAGCAACTGATTTGGCAAATTCTATTAGTTGTTCTTTAGAAAAATTGAAACGCTGTTCACCAAGACCGCCATCAGCATAAGAGCCAATGTAACCAGCCAGATGCGCCATGCGGATGATGTCATCGCGGTTCATTTCTCCCCCCTCGCACGGATGGCTGCGGCACATGACTCCGCGCCATCGCGCCGACCTTCATGACGTTTCCAAAACTTGCGCTCTTCGTCGCACACCCGTGCACACGCCTCGCGCTCAGCAGCCTCGGCAAGCCTCACAACACGCTCAATACGGTCTGCAAGGTCGGACACCACGTCGTCCTGCGGCCAACCCAGTTCCCGAAGAATGTCGGCGCGGGTCATGCCTTGCTCCTCAGCGCCCGCCACACATCGCGGCACAAATTGAACGCGCCTTGCAGCACGAAGCAGGCCACCACAATCCAGATGGCCACCGTGACCAGCGAGGCGAGCGTCACCAGCCAGCAGAACGCATCCAGCGCGCTCACCGCTGCAGCTCCGGCTTCTCGCGCCGCAGCCGTTCGTTTTCCTCGCGCAGCAAGTGGTTGTCTATGACCACGCGCTCCAGTTCTGCCTGCAAGGCTCGGAGTCGAGCGTCCATGTTGGTCATGCGTTCCAGCAAGTCAAAGTCGGCTTGGTTCATAGTTTGCTCACCTCGTTGATTCGTTCGCCAATCCAAACCATACAGGGAACAGCCATGCTGTTGCCCAAAGCCTTGTAGCGCGGCCCGTCCGGTGACTCAGGCTTTCCGCGCCACGGGATGTTGGTGTAGCCGCGTGGAAATCCCTGTAGTGATTCTGCCTCGCTTGGCGTAAGCCGACGCACCTGCATGGCGGTGGCCACCACATCCATGCCTCTGTCAGCACACGGGCTGCTGTCGTGCCGGGCGGTCAGGCTGCGAGCAATGTCGCCGCCGAAAGCCACCGCCATCGGGTTCTTTGCTTGCAGCGTTTGCACCATGTCCACATCGGTCTGCGGTTCGGACATCTGTGCGCCGAAGGAGATGGGCTGCGCTACTGGCACAAATAAACCAGCACCTCCGCTAATATGCTGGTTTTCTTGTCCTTGATGACTTCCAAAATGAGCGTTGAGTGTTGGCGCTACGTCTGCTGGCCAGCCACTTGCTGTAGCGCCGCTTGCAGCGCTGGTGGTAGTTCCTTCCCGCGCTTGTCGGCTCGGCGCAGGATGCCCTGACAGGCTGTGGCGCTCAAAAAGAACCGCTGCGGCACGGTGCCAGTTTCCAAGATGTCCGACAACGAACACACGGCGGCGTCGCTGTGCCACTCCGAAATACTGAGCGTCAAGCACTCGGTACGCCCACCCATACCCGAGTTCATCCAGCCCTCGAAGTAGGGCGGCAAAATCTCGTCCTCCTGCACTGGATAGGACGCCGGGGACGTTCTCCCATACCAGCCACTTGGGCCGATATCGTTGAGCAATGGCAAGATAGGTGAGCATGAGGTTGCCACGCGGGTCATCCAATCCTTTTCTGAGTCCTGCGACTGAGAAGGACTGGCAGGGAGTTCCTCCGACGAGAACATCGACATTTGCATCGGGCCACTCCTGAAACTTGGTCATGTCGCCCCAGTTCGGGACAGACGGGTAGTGATGCGCCAGCACTGCTGACGGAAACTTCTCAATCTCGCTGAACGCCACAGGCTCCCAGCCCATGTGATGCCACGCGCAGGTTGCGGCTTCTATGCCAGAGCAGACGGACAGGTACTTCACAGTGCCGCCCTCAGTTCTTCCATCTGCCGCTCCATCTGCCCGATGCGTGCGTGCAGCAGGTCAATGACCTCCCGCTGCGCCTCCATCGTGATGCGCTGAGATGCGATGGTCTCGCGCTGGGCGTCGATGGTGTCATCGGCGCGGGAGCAAGCCTCGCGGTACTTTGCGAGCAAAACGTCGGCGTTCATCGGTTCTGATACCAGTGCGTGAACACCCATCCGCAGGCGACGCCAAACAACCAAAGAATCATGTTTTTTGCTCCTGCTTTGCAGCCTTATGTCCCGCCAGCCATGCCTCGCGCAGCAGCCGGACGGTTTCCGTGTGCGGAAACAGCACGCCCGTGCGGGTGTCCTGCATGATGCGGACGGCAGCAGATTCTGCCGCCTGCACCAACTCACGCCGATAGTTTGCGCGGGTTTTCTTCATCAGAAGGGAATTTCCGAGTCAAACCCTTCGTCCTGCTTCGCGGGAGCCTTTGCGCCCCACGCAGACGGCCTCATGGCAGGGGCCGCTACCTGCAGCTGGGCATCGCCCTGTTCTCCCGTCTCGCGGCCTCCCATGAGCGTCAGGCGCTGAACGTCGCAAGTAATGGCGGCTCCCGGCGTGCCGTCCTTCTTCTGGAACGTTCGCAGGTTGAAGTCGCCCGACAAGGCAACCTGCTTGCCCTTGGTCAGGTACGGCCCCAACTTCTGCGCCCGGTCGCCCCACAGGGAGCAATCGACCCACAGCGTCTGCTTGTTCTCGCCGCGCCCGATGTCCACGGCCACCGAGAAGTTCACCACTTCCTTGCCCGAGGGCAGCGCCTTCAGCACCGCCTCGGAACCCAGCCTTCCGGCAATCGAAATCAGATTCACTTTGTCGCCCCTTCAATTTCGGCCTTGCGGGCCATGCCTACCGCGGTCGCCGTCTGCTGGTCAGCCTCGGGCAACCGCTTGATGTCGCGCCAGATGGCGCGGAGTTCGTCAACCGACCCGGCAGCGTCAATCGCCTTCAGCACCGCGTCCAGTTCAACGTCCGGCAGCGCTTCGATGAACTGCGGCTCAACGTCCACAACCGTGCGCGGCGGCGGCGAGAAGTCCTGCACTTCCTCCGGCGTGTAGACGCCAACCGTGACACCGGGGTAAACCGTGCGGATGCCCTCGCTGATGCAGCGCGACCGCAGCATCTGGCGGGGATACTGCCGCCAAGTCGGGTTTTTGGTAAGCCCGGCGGACTGCGCTTGGGCGACCGTCCAAGTGATGTCTACGCGGCCCCCTTGGGGGTGCGAGAACGTGCCAGTCACCTCGGCGTCGGTATAGGTCTTCCAATTGACCGTGCCGCCCGCAGCCTGAAACCGCGACAGCATTGCGTCAGCCTTGAGCGTCGGACGCCCGTTGATGACATGGTAGTGGGTGGCAGCGATAGCCGGGTGCATCCCCTCGGCCTGCGCGACCAGCATCAGGGCGATGGCCTGTTCCGGAGTCTTCACGCCAAACAGGTTGGACTTGGACACGGCAAGCGCCATGCGCTCGATGTCGCCCAGTGGAACAATTGCGTTCATCAGATGTTTTCCTTAAGTGTTGCCATGATGGCGTCGATGTCAGACAGAAAGCCAATGACCTCGGCTTCCAGTCGCAAAATGTATTCGTTGTCTCGCGGAACCCGCTGAATGAACAGGCGGTAGGGTTCCGGCAGGCGCGGGTCAAAGGACACGAAGTCTGCCCATTTCAGATTGCACAACCACATCCCGCCCTGAAGCTGCGCCATGTGGTCGCTGTCCATGCCGTTCAGCACGGTCTGCAAATGGGTGGTGGTGTTGGGGCATTTGATTTCCAGCAACCCCTCCATGTCCACGATGCCGTCAGGGCTGCACCCGGTCGCCAGCGTGGCGTGGCGCACAAAGCCCATAGGAGCCACGGAGAACCCCGTTTTGGCCTCGTAGGCGGCAAGGGCTACGGGTTCGTTGTCAATGCCCCACTGCATCGCGGCATTCACGAAGTGCTGCACTGGTTCGCCGCTGATGCGCTCGGCAACTTTTTCCCACAAATAGGTTTCACGGGCAGCGGTGTGGTCGCCCGGCTCGCCCGCCTTGGCCTGTGCGGCGGTCGGCTTCTTGCGCGCCATCAGGT